ATATGAAAAAGTAACATCTACTGTTTGTACATTTGTAGCAGGGTCAGCACTGTAAGATAATTCTCCAATTGTTTTTGGAAAACACTCAACAATCTCACAACCATATCTACGTCTGTTTCCTTGATCTAATTGAAAAATTTGTATTCCACCAGAGTAGTCATCATAATAACCCATTGCCCACGTTTGTGGATTAAAAGATAATCTTTGCCAAGTTTCAAAGAACTTTCTTTCTCTCATGTTTGGTGAACATTGAAAAGTAGCAGTAATATCTGCAAACGAAAATCCTTGTGCAATTTCACGAACTGGCCCATAAATGTTTTCATCAGGTGCAGTATCAATATTACGGCCAGGCATAGAGATTGATTGACATCTCAAACCAACCTCACGAGTAGTGCCCTCAGATGTATTCTCTGACATTATTTTAGAAAATATATTTGTATTTTCTGACTCACCTGTTCCTCTCGTACCAACTGGTGGTAAAAATATTACTTCATATCTTGAGGGTAATGCAAAACCATCATTGGTATGAAATTCTGCAAAGAACTCATCTATAGCTCCAGACGCAAAATCTTCTAATACTGAACCAAAACTAAACTGTGGCATTATATCATCTTCCTTGAGTCGGCATAGACTCTTGTTTCGTTTGCTTTTCTAAACTGTTGAACAGGTAACAGAGTAGCGATTGTAAATTCATCAGCGTCTACTCTACGATATTGCGACTTAGCCTTTTTATACAAATATCGTTTAAGTGTTGGTTTGACAAATCTAGATTGTGCCAGTTTTGCATACCTTGCTCGTATGATTGTTGTTTCATCAAACTTATTATTACTTTTAAGTTTCATTAAGTCACTTAAAAGTTTTATTCTTAACGAGTTGGGTAAGTAGTGAAAATTAATTCCTAAAAACCCATCTTTGTATCTTTCTATTGGTAACACCAAAGGAAAAATATCATAATATGGTAACTCATTTTTTAGTTTAGGATTATACATGAACATGTTTAACTTACCAAAAAAAGGTCTACTTGATCTTTTACCTTGACGAATTAACTCAGCTGATGTTGGTTTAGTGAACTTCTTTATTTCATTCATATACCAAGTGACTGACTTTCTTTCGTCACCAGCTAAAGATTTTATGTCTTGTATAATGTCTACCATAAGTTTATTTATACTGTGTGTAGTAAATAATTTCCCACTTACCATCATTATGTTCAACTAATGCTGAACATGACTCTACCCAATCACCATCATTCATATACTCAATACCATCAATATCCCTTATACCTGCTGTGTGTATATGACCACAAATGATACCATCATAACCCTTTCGTCTACAATATTGTGCTACATTTTCCTCAAATTTGTAAACATAGTTGAGTGCTTGTTTTGTGTGATGTTTTAACCACTTACTTAAACTCCAGTATTGCATACCAAGCAAACCACGAATTTTGTTAAACTTTGTGTTTGTCCAAATGAGTATTTGATATAACGTGTCACCAATATGCATTAGCCATTTCTTTGTTATCATGATTTGATCAAACATGTCACCATGTACGACAAGATATTTTTTACCATTGACACCAATATAATCTAAACGATTGGATACCTGTATACGACCTATGTCAATGTTAAAGTTTAAATACTTACGAAATCCTTCGTCATGATTACCCAAAATATAATAGACATTTGTTCCACGTTTTGCAGAGGTAAGTATTCTTCTAATGACATTTGCATGAGACTGAGGAAAATACCATCTCTTTTTTAAACGCCAACCATCAAGTATATCACCAACAAGAAATAAATTATCAGCTGTGTTTTCTTTTAAAAATGAACAAAGAGAATCTGCTTGACAGCCCCTAGTTCCTAAATGTATATCTGATATGAATATGGATTTATAGTGACTCATTTATATTTTGGTTTCAAATGTTCTTCTGTAAGTATTTTGAATTCCATATCTTTATTCTCACAAAACTCCTTAGCAAATTTCCATTTTGCTTGATTGACAGCATAGGTCTTAACTTGACCATACCATACTTTTGTTTTTCTTTTAGGTTTTGGATTGGGTGGACTACATTGATTTTTAGGTTTAACTTCAATGATAAATTTTTTAATGTTACCATTCTTTTGTTTTACTTTCATGTAGAAATCTGGAAAGTAGCGATGAATACGATTATCCACAGGTGATAAATAAGGTATAATGACTTCTTCACTTCCCCATTCAATGACTGCCTCGGTGATGTCACAATACACCATGAGTTTACGTTCCCATGACGAACGATATATTATGTTTGATCTATCACCTCGATATTTATCAGGATTTTTTGGAATGTATCTGCCACGATAAGTCATAGGGTATAAATAAAGTAAATATAATCGGATTATTTAGACATGGCTATAGATACCTTAGCAAAACAAGCAAAAGCATCAGCTGTTGGTGTAATAAATCGAAAGTTTAGAAAAGTAGCTGGTAACATTGCTGGTCTTATTGATAGTGGTCGTGGTCAAAGCAGTGCTGATAGTGACCCTATTAATCGTACCAAGTTTCATACTAACACATATTCATTTCCAATTGATATAGGTGATGACCCAGGCCTAGGTAATCATGGTCACTATATTATGTTTTTTATTAATGTACAAGAAGATACAAAACTAAACTTTAGTGACCCTGCAAAAGAAAATGTTGACAAGGGAATTGAAAATGTCCTATCAGAGGCACAGAGTAGGGGCATAGAAGGTATACAGAAAATATTTGACAGTAATGTCGGTTCGTATCTAAAGAAGGTTGCACCAAATCTGTCTAGTTCACAATTGATTGATGGATTGACAGATTCAATTGGACAGATTAAAACAACCACAACAGGAAAACAAAAATCAATCAACACACAAACACCATCTGTTGCTGAGACTCCAGAGGCAAATCTGTTTGTAGAGAGACCACCAACAGTAAGACTAGATACAGCAATTACAATGTATATGCCAACCACTGTATCTACTACCTATGGTGCTAATTACACTGATACAGAGATTGGCACTATTGCAGCTAGAGGTATAGATGTTGTAAATAAATTTTTGGGTGTAAAAGCAGATGGGTCTGGTTCTGATGATTTAGAAAAATCACTTACCGATTTGGGATCAGGTACTTCTGAGGATGCAAGACTTGCTGTCCTAAAGGGTGTTGGTGCCGTAGTTCCTGGCACACAAGGATTAAGAGAGGCAGCAGAAATAAATCAGGGTGTAATTACTGCTGATCGTATGGAGTTAGCATTTAAGGGAGTTGGTAAAAGAAAATTCCAATATTCATTTAAGATGATACCTCGTAATCGTGAAGAAGCAGATGAAATACAAAAAATTATATATGCATTTAAATATCACATGCTTCCAGAGTTTGAAGTAAATGAAAATGGTAATAAGTCTAGAAGAATGAAAGTTCCAAATACATTTGATATTCAGTACATGTATAAAGGTGCAGAAAATACATATCTTAACAAAGTGTCTACATGTGTGCTTGAAAACATGACTGTATCTCAGGGTGGTGATCGTTATAAAACATTTTCTGAAAACGAGAATGGTGCTCCACCAGTTGAGACAACAATTACATTAGATTTCCAAGAACTAGAAATCATCACAAGAGAGCGTGTAGAGGAAGGCTTCTAATATGTTTTTCAAACAATTTCCAATCATACCCTACGACTCAAAGGGCACTGGTGAATTTAAAAATGTCACAAATTTACTACGCAGAGTTGCAATTCGAGAGAAGGTAAAAATAAACACATCTTTTTTTGATACCTATGATGTAAAAAATGGTGATACACCAGAGTCGATTGCATTTAAGTTATATGGAGATGCAGAGTTACACTATGTTGTAATGATCGTCAATGATATAACAGATCGTTTTCATGACTGGCCAATGACTGAAGCGCAGTTTAATTCATACGTCACAGAGAAGTATGGTGACACACTGTTTAGTGGTATACATCATTATGAAATAACTCAAACATCAGGAGATACTAAAGTTAAAATTGACATAGGTGAAAGTAATACAGACTTTCCTTCAGCAACTGCCGTTACCAACTATGAGTATGAGGTCAGAGAGCAAGATCGTAAACGAAAGATAAGATTGCTTGACCCAGCTTTTGTTCAAACTTTTGTTGACGAACATAGAAAACTCATGAAGGAATCTGTGATCTAATGTCTAAAATACAATATGCTGGTGAGTTTAAACTTGAAGAACTAAAAATTATATCCTCGTCAGGAAACGTAGTCGATTTAAGTAAATCAGTCTTGCAGATTGATTTGTATGAGAGTATTTTTAAAAACTCCATATCTGGTTCGATAGTGATTGCTGATACGAATAATATGGTTAACAATTTGCCAATCATTGGGCAAGAGTATATCACACTCAAAGTTAGCACACCATCTATTGAGAATGAAGCAATAGATTTTACCAAGCATGTATTTCAAGTCTTTCAAATAAATGCTCGGTCTGACCTTACAAAAGGAACAGAAATTTATGAGTTACACTTAACTACTTCTGAATTTCTAAGAGGTGAACGTACAAAGGTTTCTAAGAGTTTTACCAATACAC